AACGCAAATCAACCGTGGGTTGCTGTACTAGATACACAAGTTAATCCAGATAATATTAAGAACGGATTCTTTGAACTTGACTGGAATAACGAGTTTATCGAGCAATTACTCGATGCAGGTTATAAAGGTGAATCACAAGAAGAAATTGTTGATGCTTGGTTTAAAACTATTGTAACACAGATGCTAGATGATGAAGGTCAAACAACTGATAGAGAGATGGGCTATGTTAACGTAGTTCCTATCGACAAAGGAAGAAGCGAAGTAAGTTAATGATTGACATAAGCCAGATCTGGCGCTATAATAATACTATAAATTACACAAAGGCAAACTAATGGCAACTTATATTCTTGTAGATACAGCTAACACTTTTTTCCGTGCAAGGCACGTTGTTCGTGGCGACATTGACACTAAGGTTGGTATGGCATTCCATATTACACTTGCTGGTGTTAAGAAAGCATGGAAAGACTTTAAAGCAGATCATGTTGTGTTTTGTTTAGAAGGTCGTAGCTGGCGTAAGGACTACTATGAACCTTACAAGCGTAACAGGCAAGTGAGCCGTGATGCACTTACTCCTGCACAACAAGAAGAAGATACTGTGTTTTGGGAGTGCTTTGACGAGTTTAAGAACTTTGTTACAGACAAGACTAACTGCACTGTTATGCGACATTCGCAACTAGAAGCAGATGATCTTATTGCTGGCTGGGTACAAGCACATCCTAATGACAATCATGTTATTATTAGTACTGACGGTGACTTTGCACAGCTCATTGCGCCTAACTGTACACAGTACAATGGCATACAAGATGTTACTATTACACACGAAGGTTACTTTGATAAGAAAGGTAATCATGTAATTGATAAGAAGACTAAAGAAGCTAAGCCTGCACCCGAGCCTGACTTTATGTTGTTTGAGAAGTGTATGCGTGGCGACACTAGTGACAACGTGTTTAGTGCTTACCCTGGTGTACGTAAGAAAGGCACTAAGAACAAAGTTGGTCTTATTGAAGCATTTGCAGACAAAGACAACAAAGGCTTTAACTGGAATAACATGATGCTACAGCGTTGGACTGATCATGAAGGTACAGAGCATCGTGTACTAGATGACTATCAACGCAATGTTGTACTATGTGACTTGACTGCACAACCTGCAGACATTAGAGAGATAATTAATAATACTATTACAGAACATGCAAAGCCTAAAGAAGTATCACAGGTAGGCATGCGTCTTATGAAATTTTGTGCTAAATGGGATATGCAACGTATTGCAGACCAGGCAGCGCAGTTTGCAGAACCATTACAAGCGAGGTATCCCCATTGATTAAAACAAAAACAATTCTTAAAGACAAGTTTTGGATTGTCGAAGAAGGCAACGACAAAGTAGGCACTCTTACATGGAATGACGATAAATTTGTTCTATCTTCAAAAGGCAGTGTAAGCTTTTTTGATACTAAGCGTCAATTAGAAAATACATTAGGATTAAAACTTACAGAAAAAGTAGCGTCCGAGACTAATGTAGATATTACAAAAGAAGTATACAACTATCCTACAAGTTGTCGACCATTTAATGAAATGTATGATGTAAAAAGAAAACTGCCGTTGTTCACAAAAAGTGCTAAATCTAAAAGCTTGTACTGTGCAGGATATTACATTATACGCTTTGATAAAGGTTGGGTACAAAGTCATTGTCCTAAGCTAATCACATTAGAACGCTACAATTATAAAGGCCCGTTTAAAACAGAGTTTCAAATGCGACAGGAATTAAGCAATGCCAAACGCTGAACCTCTAAATACTTTACCAATACAGCAATTCATTTCTCAAGTAAAAAGTGCTGATGCCGGGCAGGCACGAGAAGTAAAGGTAAATATACAGCAAGCTAAAAAACTTGCATTTACTCTAGGTGAAGTAATGACTAGATTAAATGGTGATCTTGAGAAACTACTTATAGATCAAGCTAAAGGCGAAAATGATTTAATACAAATTCAAATGGACGCAGGAGCAGGCTGGAAATAACCCACAGGTATATTTATGGAATGGTACAAAGTTTGGAGGAGCAATCCTAAAAAAGTAAAACATACGACCATTGATGTAATGAAGGATGATGTAGATCCTTCAGAAGTATCAATTGAAAATGCCTACAAAACTCGATGGATTTGGTATCATACTATATTAGCAATAGGTATCTTTTTTACAAATATTGTATTGATTGCTATACTATTATTACTTGCTATAAAGCTATAAAGCACGTAGATAACTGCAAAAAGAGATAAATATATGCGTAGTTAATTAGAAGGATTACGCATATGAGCAGACCAAAGCCAAAAATTTTATTAGAATTTACTAATAAAAAAACCTATAGATCAGAACAAGTATTAGATGCCGAAGCAATTTGGGCTGTTTTTTATCAAGGTAAGCCTTTCAATTTAAAAAGTTCTAATGCACTAACTAACTATCCTGGTCCTAAATATAAAAAAACAAGTTTCTCTAATCCTGGCCATGCACACAATCTTGTAAAAAAGATGAACGATATGTTCAATACAACTGACTTCTGTGTTGTTAGACTAACAACCGGTGAAGTTGTTGACGAATGAACTGGAAAGAGACATATACTAAGATCTTTCTAAAAGAACTTAACAAAACTATTGACGAAACTAATGTTAAACAGTATATGCCAATATGGTGGAAAAATACACGAAATAAAGGAACAGGTGGATTACGATTAACCGACGAAGGAATGGAAGTATTACAAACTATAGGATTAGCAACCTACGATATACCATATCCAAGAGACATGCCGTTAACTACACAAGTTATTATTTTTTTAGATCAGTTAATAGATTGCCCTTACTATATAACTAATCGAGCAATAACAGTAACGAACGAAAAGAAAGCAGTCGAGCTTACACTGTTTTCGGGCGATTTAAGAAAGTACGGTATTACAAAAGCAATGAAAAGACAAGCCAAGGATGAAAATTGATCTACACGGATTGCATATTCACAATGCTTGGAAACATTTCAATCAAGCAATAACTGAAGCATATCTATCAAATAATAAAAAAGTACACGTTATAACAGGACAAGGTGCTATTATGCGTGAAGTTGAAGTGTGGGCACGTAATCATTCATATGTTAAAGAGTGTGTTCAGAATCCAAGAAATCCCGGAAGTTTTTCTATTAAATTACAAAAAAGTGGTTGACTTTTCCTGTATTGATGTTATTATAGTTACATAAGTTATTAATTAGCACTGAAACTTTAGAAGGGTAATACACATGGAACATATCTCAACACGCACGGTTACACCAAACAGCGCAAAATCTAGCATCAAAGTAGCACTACGTAAAAAACGTCCAATCTTTTTGTGGGGACCTCCAGGCATTGGTAAGTCCGAAATCGTTGGTCAAATTACAAATGGCTTGCCTAACTCACACTTAATTGACATTCGCTTGTCATTATGGGAACCTACAGACATTAAAGGTATTCCGTACTTCGACAGCAACTCAGGTACAATGGTTTGGGGTGCGCCTAGCGAACTTCCAAGCGAAGAGTTTGCGGCACAATATGATAACATTGTATTGTTCTTAGATGAAATGAACTCTGCGGCGCCTAGCGTACAAGCGGCAGCTTATCAACTTATTCTCAATCGTCGTGTAGGACAATACAAACTACCTGACAATGTAATGATTGTTGCGGCTGGTAACCGAGACGCAGACAAAGGCGTTACATACCGCATGCCTGCTCCGTTAGCTAATCGCTTCATCCACTTAGAATTAGCAGTATCATTTAATGATTGGTTTGACTGGGCTGTAGACAATAAAATACACAACGAGGTAGTAGGCTTCCTTACTTTTAGTAAGAAAGACTTATACGATTTCGACCCTAAGTCACCTTCACGCTCTTTTGCAACGCCTCGTTCATGGACGTTTGTATCAGAACTTATTGAAGATGAGTTAGACGAAAACACCACTACTGATTTAGTTAGTGGTTCAGTAGGAGAAGGCTTGGCTGTCAAGTTTATGGCTCACCGCAAGGTTGCTGCCAGTATGCCTAATCCAACTGATATCCTAGCAGGTAAAGTCAAAGAGATGAAAGGTAAAGAAATCAGTGCTATGTATTCCCTTACTGTATCTCTGTGTTACGAGTTAAAAGAAGCTTGTGACCGTGGCGACAAAAAGTTTGATGACAAAGTCAACAACTTCCTGCGCTTTGCAATGGACAATTTTGATACCGAACTAGTTGTTATGGGCATTAAGCTCGCACTTACTCAGTACTCATTGCCCATTGATCCAGATGAGGTAGCATGCTTTGACGAATTCCATGATCGTTATGGTAAGTACATTAAGGCTGCTCAATCATCGTAACTAGATGGGTAGGTCTTTTATAGGCCTACCCATTCTTTTTGGTTGACATTTCTATAAGATATGTTATAATAATAGAGTAATAAAACAAAGGACATAGCACATGTTTGACTCACAAGTTATCTATAATTTAGACGGTAAGAAGAATTGGCAACCAGACCCTAATATTACAGATGCACAATTACTTGTAATGCGAGAAGAAGTATTAGATCGTATTATTGTTGCACGAGTAGGCTTATTACTGCGTCATCCGTTCTTTGGTAATATGGCAACACGTTTACAGATTAAGGCAGCAGACGACTGGTGTCCTACAGCTGCCGTAGATGGTCGTAATTTATACTATAATACACAATTCTTTAATGCTATGGACAATAAAGAAATTGAGTTTGTTATCGCACACGAAATTTTACACTGTGTATTCGATCACTTAGAGCGCCGTACTTGGCAGGGCCGAGACTTAGATGCATTGCTATCTAATATTGCACAAGACTATATTGTAAACAATACACTAGTACGTGATCGTATTGGAGATAAGCCTAAAGACATTCCAATCTTCCAAGACTTTAAATATGATGGTTGGTCTTCAGAGGCTGTATATGATGATATCTTTGACAAGTATGATCAAGAAGAATTAGATCAATTAGGTAAGTTACTTGA